AATTAAACCGATTTGCCCTACTTCTTTTTTAAGCAAGTTAATTTCAGTTTCTAGCTTCTCATACTCTTCTGCTTCATTAATCCTTGAACCTCTATTAGATAAAAATAAAGGTGCACCCTCTAAGCTACCACCATATTTGCTTTGGTGGAATACAGCGAGCCTTCGCTTAATTCCACTCACTCCCTCCCCTGCAAGATAGACTACAGGTGCTTTTTTTGCTTCATGACCATAGAAAGGAGTTCCTTTTGCTACAGCACAAGCCATGGCTATCGCAATAAACGATTTGCCTGATTTGGGAGCACCGAATACTGTTATTAAACGATTACGTTCAAATACCTCGGTTATAAGCCAATCAGGGTTCGTTACCTGCGATAGAACATAATCGGCTCTATCAAAACGTAAAGCACCCTTAGGTAGCTTAACTTTTTGTTTATCAACAAAGCTAATAAATTCATCTGCTGATTTAAAATAACCCCTCTCATAAGCATCATAAAGATCATCCTTTTCATTAAAATCTTCAGGTGGCTGTATGATTCTAATATTTCTACAACCTTCTTTTCTTAGGTGTTCTGCTAATTGATCAGCACATTCCTTGCCTGCTTTATCATTATCAGGAAATATCCATACTTCTCTTTTTAATATAGGTTTCCAATCTGCCTTCTTCCAACTATTGACTCCACCATGCCAAGTACAAGAATCTAACTTATCTCCAATTATTGCCTCACAGCCTCTTAGAGCCTTCTCACCTTCATTTAACACAATAGGCTTCTTTGGGTACTTGTCTGTATAATAAATTGGCATAAGAGGGCTGTCAGGGCGTTTTAAGTCCCATAAACCATTAGCATCTAATGTAAATGGTGCATATTTCTGTTTAATGGCATGACCTTCAGGGAATCTGAGAACCATAAAATTATCAGTATACTTAAGGCTAACGATTGACTGTTTATACAAATCAATCATTTGCTCTCTAGTGAATGACCTAGCACTACTTGTGGCTTCAATTTTAGGGGGGTTGAAACCACTTAATAAGGAGTCATTTGAATGTAGTGCTAAGTCATAACCAAACTGTTTTAAAACTGTGTTGACATCTTCATTAAGATGTTTAATTAAATCTATTACTCCCCCGCCGACTCCTTCTTCGTGATCGTAAAAAGTCCCCTCTGATAGATTAAGAGCCATAGACCCCTTATTACCCCATCTAAGCTCGTTAGATGAGGTTTTAGTGGGTTCTCCTAGTAGTTGCTTGGCAACGTCAGGTGCTATTCTTATCCAATCTATCTGTTGCATCAGAATGGAATATCATCATCAGATAATTCATTCTTATCAACCATCTCCTGAACTTTATCAGCAAGACCATCATTAGGACTCTTAAATGTGTCCGCAACAGCATCATCATCCTTGTCATAAAATGCTGGTATATCAAAGTTAGCAAATCTAGGTGCAAACTTAGAAAACTCAAAAGATAATTCTGATGACCTTCCTATCCCAACCTGTATTTCTTTTGAGCCTTTATACTCAACTACAGGTAAGGAATCACTATTTGCATCCATTTGATTCCAAAAGCTACTTAGTATCTTATTAAAGGCACTTGATTCAGCAAAAGTGAATCTACTCCAAATAAGTGCATGGTCATGTCCATGTGGCATAACACAGCAACTAAATGCTCTTTTCCAATCATCAGAAGGTTTAGGGCTTGCTTCTCCAAACTTAGCATCCCATTGATACTGATACTCACCAGCATACCTACCCCAACCACTTTTAAATGTTGCAGGGTCTAACTGCAAGTATTTAAAATCGATTGCTGTTTGCCCATTAACAAAAAATTGTTGATCGGCTGTTTTAAAAGCAAGATAAACTTGCTGACTATCGCTGGAATTTCTCATTCCGCCTAATATATCCATAATACTCTCCTATGGTTAATGTATTGTTCTATCAATACTTTTTAAATAATCAGTCTCAAGTTTCGTATAATTACGCTCCTTGAAACTGAAGTAATCCTCATCATTTACAATGCCAAAGACATCGCAAGCAATTTGGATTCTTTCGTAGGCTGCCCTACAAAACTCTTCAAAATCTTCCTGAAGCAAGTAGCTATTTAAATCCATTCGCTTTTTGTAAGATTTCATCTAACCTTTTGCATATTTCTGATAGTGGACATAAGTATGTGCATTGCCAATTTGCAGTCTCTACACTTGTTACCAAGTAAAGAGGTATCACACACATAGGTTCTCTTCTATCATATTTAAAAATTAGCAAAGGTATTAAATTATCTCCAGCACTCTCAACTGCCTGTTGCCACCACTCATTCTTATACATGGTCTTTTTACCACCAGCCTTATATCTTTTACATTCAATGGCAAACTTATCCCAGTAAATATCAGCCATGCCTTTTGTTTGATATTGATCTAAGTTTCTTTTAACTCTTGTATCTAGTCCTTTTGATTCAAGAATGTTATTAATCTTATTGACTATGACCCTCTCAAACGCTGCACCTTTGTTTCTGCTGTTTACCATTAATCTAACTCATTAAAAATATATATTGCTGCTATAACGCTGATAACAGCACCTATAGCCACTAAGCCAAACACTGCACCAATAAAATATAGAATCCACTCAATCATTGAAATCAGTCCTTACCACTCTTCCACTTTCATATTGTATTTCCCTATAGTGCTCTCCAGCTCCTTTCTGAAAGTAATACATCTTGATTGAATTATCTAATCTCTCAGCTTCTAACTCTTCTCTACGCTTTGATACCGCTTTACTATTTTGACCCATTCTTCTTCTCCGCTTTGTAAGAACACATGCCTAGCTTCAGTATCATCTGACTAGCTGATTCAATATTCATGTTATTTTTGATTGCAAATATCTTGATCTCTTTATGTAAATCTTCCGATATCCAAAGTGCTTTTTTTGTTTTTTCGTCCATTATGACTCTCCTTTTTTATATTAATATTTATTTGATAATAAAGCTAGAACTTTATTACCTACTTCTCCAAAAACTGTATACTAGGTTCAAGGGCAAAGGATAAACTCTCCAAATACTTAATACTCTCATATATCTATTTGCCCTTTTTCAATACCACTATCATAGAATCGTGCATACCAGCTTTATTGCTTACCTCTTCTCCAAAAGTGTTAATACCTATAAATTTAATCCTACCTCTTACAAACCTTATCTCTTCTGCATTGGGCTGGATGTAGTCGTGAAACAAAATAGTGCTGGTACTTACTGGTAACAACAATACACATAATTTACCTTTTTTTGCTTCTTTGATAGCTTTTTTTACAAATGAATCTTTTAGCTTTCTGCTGTAAGGTGGATTGATAAAGTTACTTTTACCCCAGTCAATTTTTAATCCATCAAAGTCTGCAAACAAAGGACAAGGATCAAAATCAAAATTAAATTCTTTATTTAATTCATCATAAAATTCTTTAGGCGTTGCCCAGTTATCATGGTTATTTAGGTTTCTATTTTTCACAACACCAAATCCACAACATTAGGACTATTGTAAATACTTAAAGGTTTACCTTTTTGATATTCCTTATACTCTTCCAAATAATTCTCCATCATTGTCCAACCATAATCCATTTGCTCTTTAGTAATTCTAAACACCTTAGAAGCATAAGGTTGTGTTTTTTCTTGTGCTATAAAAACAAAGTCTGTCACATCATATCCAGCCATCTGTAACCCTCTTCTATAGAATGATGCTTGTAAGTCGTAGCCATACTTTTTGACTGACTTATTAAAAGCATAAGGTTCGCAAGATATTGTAGTCTTGTAATCTACTATTACTATTTCATTATCTGAATTAGGTTTATCTAGTGGCGGACACATTAAATCAGGTCTACATTTGCATAGCACATCATCTTCATACCAGTAGATACTTGCTTCAGCTAATTTGCCTTTTGCATTTAAGTAAGCATTACCTTCGTAAATCATATTTGCCTTCATCTCAAAGATCATATTTGCATCATCTTCTTTTAAGACTATATAACCCAATGCTTCAAACTCAGCCTTCTCTTCTTTAAAGGCTTTGGTGTAAGGAGAGCCTGTAACAATTCTGACTTCTTTATCAAAAGCCTCTTTACCTTCTACTAATAAAGAATGAGCTGCTGTGCCAAACTTTAGTGCAGGAGTAGATTCAGATTTATGATTAACTGCGTGTAATTGCGATTGACCAAATCTTCTAATATAACTACTGCTTATACCTACGCCAGCATGGTAATCTTCATTAGGTATATCTTTGTAGATAAGTGCTTGTCCTTTTTGTTCTGACTCAAAGTTCTTTAGTGATTCAATCTTCATGTATTAGCTCCCATTAGATAAGCTATCTCAGTCAAGGAATCTCTGACTATATATTCTCTTTCATCTACTTGAACTTTATTCTCTCCAGTGAAGACATCTCTGTAGTAACCTCTTATTTGCCTTTTAGCTAAGATCAAAGGTTTTACTTTACCAACTTCGTTTAATGTTATTTCTCTCATTTGTTATTCCTGTCTTTGATAATTAATGCAGCACCATAACAAAGATATGCCATAGCACTTAACAACACTAATGCTTGTATTTTTTCTATCATAATTAACTCCTCCATTTAATTAATATAAATATATTAAATTATATTTATATAATATGCAAGGATTAAATTATTGAATTTAAAACAGGAACAGAATTAAGAGAATTAAGAGTTTCTTGAAGTGAGTCTAGTTCCATATTGTCGGTAATGATTTTTTTATCAAAGGTGAAATAATTTTGTGAAGAAGTATTTGCCTTAAACATAATTCTTTTTTGGTCATCAAAGAAAAATACAAAAGCTAAGATGTCGCAACTATAGTTCTTATAAGTATCAGACATTGATCTTGAGTTCTCAGCAGCAAAGACAAACTTCTTTTCTTTAGTAGCTCGCCTGCTCTTTACTTGAATTGTATACATTGAATTATTCAGCTCCATACATAGGTCTGCTGGATGTTTTTCTTGGGTGGGGAAACAAAAGTCTGCATACTCAAGCAGAAATGTTTGAACCAGTGATTCTCCTAATGCACCAAGTCTAGAATTAGCTTGATGTTGGTCTGATGTCTTTCTTGGCATTTTGACATAAGGCTAGTTTTCTAGAATTTCTAGCACATCTTGCAGGGGTTTGTTCGTGGTACTTGCTCCTTAAAATTTCTTCTGAGGCTTCTAGCCATGCTCCCATTTCCATCAAAGCTCTTGTTCTTCGAAAATTCATCCATCCAGTGATACCAATTTGGAAGGCACAGTCTATACATACTTCTTGAGCAAGTGGTGGAAAACCTCTCCATACTTTCCATACTTTATCTAAATTATCTACAACTCTTTTAATATCATTCTCAAGTAAATACATAGCTTCATCTTCTGATATACCATTTGCTTCGAGATTCCTGCCCACACCTATTGATAATTTATTAGCACTACAATGATAAGGAGTACACATCAACCCTTCATTCTTAATTAGCATTTCTTTTATGTTGTCGTACATATTATTTTTTTGTTTTTTCGTAGGTTCTAAGCGAGGATAAGCCAAGCATTGCCATAACGATTGTAGATAATTGGCTAAAGTCAAACTCAGGCGTTTCAAATTGAATTGCATTGACTATAAGAATGTATTGAATGATAGGTTCTAAAATAAAATGATAAGCGAGTGATAGACCGCAGCACCAACCGATAAAAGGCCTCCAACCTGAAACGAATATGTTATTGTGTTTTGCTTCAACTGCATTTACTTCTAATTGTGCTTTGTTTAACGAAATTATCTCTTTCTCAAGTTCATGAGATAGTTTTATTTTTAAGTCTTTATCGGCAACAAATTTATCTAATATGTCACCAACAGGTTGGATAAGTTTATCTATCATAGTTTAATAATCAAGGTGATAATGCCACTTAATAGTATTAATATCACTGCACCCAAACCACCTTTAATAGACCAGTCGATTTTGTTAAGTTTAGCTTCGGTTTTACCATCTAAATCTTTAACTTGTTCTTCTATCTTTTTTAGTCTATTCCAG